TCATGGTGACCTTTCTGCCCTCGTGACCTCCGGGGCGGGGAGTTGTTTATAGCTGGAATGCAACCGCAGCATCTCGTTCAGAGTGGCCAGCAGCTAAGCAGCGATTATAACGAATCATCTTCCGTTCAGCCTGAATCTCCCGGATACGCTTCAGCGTGGGCCAATCAACGAGTGCACCGACACAATATGCCTTGTCCATCAGGTTTTCGACTTCTTCGATCCTATCGAAAATGGAATCATCCCACGGGCGTTCGTCGCACTCCATTTCGATCTCCATCACCTTCAGCCGTTCATACATGCTGTGCAGGTTGAAATGCTCCGATTCATTCACGCGATACTTCTTCATGGTTTCTGTCCTCCATGCGGGGTTATACCGCCCCGCCCGGTGTCCTCTTTGCTTATTCCTCGTCCCAGGCGGCCAGCTCGGTGAAGTAGGCCACCGCCTGCTCGTAGAGGCTGTCAACGACGGCGGCGAAGCCCTCGTTGGTCAGCACCTCGTCATCGTAGAAGCGGGAGAAGTCCTCGTCGTCCATGTAGGGGGTGAAGTCGCGGTCAGCCGTGAAGGTGATGTCTGCGTCATAGAAGCCCTTGAGCATCTGCTGCTCGTCGGTCATGTGCAGGTAGTAGGTGCAGGTGTCCTGGGTGTCGTGCTCCATGGACTGGCAGTCGGCGAGGTGGGCGGCAATGGATTCGCGGGTGAAGGTGATAGTCATTGTCTTGCTTCCTTTCGTGCGGTCGGTAGTGCGGGGTTCCTGTCTACGTTTACTATATTACCACGGATTCCGTGGAAATGCAAGGGGCAAAATACAAGTTTTCTGACTTTTTTCAAAGAAATTTTCGCAAACAGAAAAAGAGCCAGGGATTTCTCCCCGGCCCTTCTTTCACTTTTTATATCTGCGCTCAAAGTCTTCTCGTGAGATCATGCCGTTCACGTACAGGTCAAACAGCTTTTCGTTCCGTTCCCGCTTTTCCTTCTCCAGAAACTCCTGCCGGCGCTCCCTGTTCCTCTGGGCGATCTCCTTCATCAGTTCCAGCTTTTCACGGATGGTCATTTTCTTCTCAGCCATTGATAACACTACCTTTCTTTGGTGTGTACATCATAGGTAAGCGGGTGAACCTGCCTCCCCATGATGTACATATTGGGTATAACTTTAGAGCTGCAAGGTGATGTGCAGCCGGAACCTCGTCTGGCGGCGCTTGCGCTCGATGAACTCATACTCTATTTTCTTGACTATCGCCTTCAAGAGGCGGTTTTTTTGTTCTGCGGAGATTGTGTCATCCCGCAGGCCAGCGATGGCATCCTGCAGCTTGATGATCTTGTTCTGATAGTTGATCTCCTTGGGCATGTTCTGCTTGGCCTCGTAAATCTTCGACCGCAGCTCCTCCATCTGAGCATGAAGGGCTTTGTTCCGCTTCACGAACACTTCCTCGGAGTAAGTGCCACTTTCCAGCAGATCATGCTGCCGTTCTTCCTTGGCGTGCAGTTCAGCCATTTCGGCGTTCATTTTTTCGATCAGCTTCTTCTGGATGCTGGCGGACTTGCCCTCATCGTTGTGCAGCTTGACCTCCATGTCCGGCAGGTGTTCCATTTCCAGCGCGAAGGCCACGGCCTCAATCACCTCGCGGAGCTTGGCGGAGTTTGCCTTGCAGCCGTGTCGGTTCCGGCACTCGATGCGTGTCTCTGCGTGTGGGTACGGGTGCTGTGCCAACGCTTTGCCGCAGCTATGGCAGACGATCAAGCCGGCCAGCGGATTCTGCAGGGGCATGTCCCATTTCGCACGAGGGTTATTGTCCATCTTTTCCTGGGCCGCCTCGAACAGCTCCAGCGGCACGATTGCCTGGTGCTTGCCCTTGGCAATGATCACCTTGTCATCCGGCTGTCGCACGGATCGGCTCACGACCTGGCCGTTTTCGATGGTCTTTTCTGTTCTGTACTTCCCGAAGTATACCATGCCGATATAGTGCTTGTTTTGTAGCATTGCCCGGATGGACGATTTCTCCCACACCTTGCTCACGGTTGGCCTGATGCCCAGGCTGTCAAGGTGGCGGGCGATCTGTAGGTAGGTCTTACCCTCGTTGACGTACATCTCAAAGGCCATCAGCACGGCAGCAGCAGCATCGTTCGGTTTGAGGGTGTGCACATCGTCGATGACGGCCTTATCATAGCCGAACGGCGGGATGTTGCCGATGTATGCGCCTTTTTGCTTGATGGCATTCTCCCGGCCTATCAGCAGCACGCGCTTTGTGTATTCCAGGTATGAGCGGCCCTGCATGAGCTCCTGCTCGAAAAACTGCCGGTGCATCTCGTTCGTCAGGTCGTAGGTAATGCGCGGCGTGATGATCTCCGTCCGCGTATACCGAAAAGCATTGACGACGGTGCCGCATTCGGAGAGGTCGCCACGGGAAAGGCGGGAGCTATCAGCGACGATGCAGCCGCGCACCTTTGGGTCTTCTACCCGTGCAAGCACCTCCTGCATTTTCTCACGTTCGGCGATTGTCTCCCCCGATCCGATCTCCCGCAGGATGCAGTGCTCGGGGATGTATCCGCCCAGCGTTCTCAACGCGAAGTCCTGCAGCATCTTTTCGTGCTTCTCCAGCACTTCTTCTACTGATTCCAGCGGATTGTCCGCCCTCGATTTCCGAAGGTACATGATGTACTCGTCGGATGTTAGGTAAACCTCTGACATTTCATTTTTCCTCCTGTGTGGTTGCAACTATGTTGCAATGTTTGTTGCAAAGCTGAAAGTGTCACCTCCTTTATTCTCAAAAGTGGTATTTTCCATTTTTGAAACAACCACCTCCTTTCATGTCTTTTTGTGTCGGCGGGCACTGATCCGGCCCATGATTGTACTATACTGGCAAGGGAACGATTCCCATTTGTCAGAGATAACTGGAATAGGGTACAATGACCCATGAACACGCGTTCTGCCCCGATAAAATTGAATTAAAGGAGGAATTTGCTTTGAGAGAAAGACTCTTGAAATCAATAAACGCGTTGCTCGAAAAGTGTGAAGATTTGGCCTTGCTGGACTTCATACTCAAATTACTTCAGAAAAGCCGATAGACTTTCGAGCTTGTCTGAGTCCATCTTATAGAGAGAAGACACAGCGTCGAAAAACGCTTTGTCATTACGAAGCCTTACAACGATCTGCGCAAGCAGGTCGTTGTTTTTTTGCTCTTGTGTTCTTTCCTTCTTGCAGTCATAACCCCACAGCCACATTTCAGATACGTTCAATGCAACCGCCAGTTTGTAGACTACATCCTGCTTTGGCTCATATCGGCCTTTCAGGTAGTTGGATAGAGCGCCTTTATCAATGCCGGTTTCTCGAACGAGATCCACCTGACGCTTCCCGGCTTCCTCCATAGCGATGCGGAGGCGATTCGCTGTGCTGTCTATCCGCTCAAATTTTGCCATACTAACCCTCCTTTGCGATGGGTATAATATACCACCGAAATTGAGAAAATACAATAAAAACACGAAAATTTTATAATAAAAGTCGTGAAAATTCAATTTTCCCCCTTGACATTACTTGCGAGTAGTATTATCATGTTTTCGGGTTTTGAAATCAAAACTACCCAGGAAGGAGCGTGAGAGCATGAGTTACGATATGCTGCGTGGCAAGATTCGCGAGGTTTTCAAGACGGAAACCGCCTTCGCCATCGCGATGGGTATGAATCCGGCGACCCTGAGCGCCAAGCTGAACAATACGACCCCGTGGAAGCGGGAGGAGATTGAGAAGGCTTGCGAGCTGCTGGGAATCCCGATTGAGCATGTCCACCTATATTTTTTTTGCAAAAAGTTTTGAAATCAAAACTTGAAGGAGGCCACACCATGACCATCCGCGAGAAATTGAAGCTGATGGAAGAAATCAAAAAGAAGAACGCCAAACGAGTGCGCGAGTACCTGAAGGCCAGGAAGCAGGGGTGATCCGATGGAAGCCCGGACGAACACCTATACATACGGCTTGTGCGAGATCGTCGTTCACCGGCCCGCCCTTGATGACAAGGAGCGACACAAGCGCGAGGACACCCTGCGCCGGGCCGTGACGGCCTTCGGCAAGGAGATGCACAAAAGCGAGGTGACCAAGAATGCTGCCAAGAAGACCACGCTGGCCCCGCTATACGGATGACGGCCCCGCTGACTGGGACGCATACTGCGAGCACCAGGACGCGCTGCACGACATGTTCCCGCTCTGCATTGAGTGCGACCATGTGATAGACGACGAGCGCTGCTGGGACTTCGGAGACGGCCCGATGCACGAGGAGTGCGCGGAGAAGAAGTACCTCAAGTGGACTGCCGATCTTATTGAGTGAGAAGCCAACGCTGCACTTTCGCAGCGGAAAAGCGAAAACTGCTGCGCTATCGCAGCGGACACGAAAGGAGGAGGCAGGATGCAGAAAATCGACTTCAAGGCCCTCATGCACGTCATGGCCTGCCGTGACAGGCTGACGGCCCAGGAATACGCCACCCTTCGCGGCCAGGTGCTTGCCGGCGACGGCGACGGTGCCCTCAAGGGCCTGCGGAAGATCCTGAGCCGCGAGAACGAACGTTAGAAAGGAGTGGCACCATGGCACCGCATGTGCAGGTCATCCTGATCATCTGCTGCACCGTCACCGCGCTGGCCTACGCCTTCGTGCTGATGATGTGGCTGGTAGCCAAGTACAAGAAGCAGTAACAACACCCGAGAAAATGAAAGGAGCGCAAGAATGAAACTTTACGAGATTGAATGGGCGATCATGTCCTGCATCGACCCGGAGACAGGCGAAGTCATTGACGAGGAGAAGCTCAATGCCCTGAACATGGATCGCTACGAGAAGATTGAGAACGTTGCCATGTGGGTGAAGAACCTGGTGGCAGAGGCCGAGGCTTACAGGGCCGAAAAAGAGGTCTTTGCGACCCGTGAGCGTGTCGCCCGGAACAAGGCTGAATCCCTCAAGAAATGGCTCGAATACGCTTTGCAGGGCCAGAAGTTCACCTCCACAAAGGCTGCCGTCAGCTTCCGCACGTCAGAGGCGGTGGAGATCACAGACCCGGAGTTCTTCCGCATGTGGGCAAGCAAGGAAAACACCGATCTGCTGAACTACAAGCTGCCGGAGCCCAACAAGACGGCCATCAAGGAGCTCATCAAGAAGGGCGAGATCGTGCCTGGCACACAGCTGGTCAAGCGATCCAACATCCAGGTGAAATAAGGAGGGCTGACGCATGGCAGAGTACATGTTCCGCGACCTGCGGAGTGATGAGATTGAGTGCCGTGTCGCCCAGGCAAAAGAGAACGGCGTTTCCGTGCTGCTGTACAAGGATGCACGGTGCGACATGAACATTCTGGATGAGACCGTCGGCCCGATGAACTGGAAGCGGCAGCACAGCCGCGACAACGCCAACTGCACCGTGTCCCTGTGGGATAAGGAAAAGCAGATGTGGATCAGCAAGGAGGACACCGGCACCGAGAGCAACACGGAAGCCGCCAAGGGCCTTGCATCGGACAGCTTCAAGCGCGCTGCATTCAACTGGGGGGTTGGTAGGGAGCTGTACACGGCCCCGTTCATCTGGATTCCGGCGGCGAAGTGCACGGCATTGAAGCAAAACGGCTCCCGCTGGCAATGCTATGACAGCTTCGAGGTTGAGAAGATTGTCATTGAAAACAAGCGCATTGTGGCCCTGGCCATCAAGAATAGCAAGACAAAAGAGCGCGTCTTCGTCTGGCAGGATGAGGACTGGAAGAAGAAAAAGGAGGCACAACAATGAGCAACCACACCATCGAGCGCGAGCCCGACAACATGATCAACTACGTTACGATCCCGATTTGGGAGTACCGAGACCTTGTGACCAAGGTGGCTCGCTATGAGCTGCTGCAGGAGCAGGAGCGTCAGCAGAAGGCCGAAATGGAAGCATTCAGGGCATCCCTGCCCCATGTGATCGTCACGAAGACCGAGCCGGGCGATACCGACAAGAAGGCCCCGGCCAAGAAGGCCAAGCCCGCCATCTCCACGGAGATCAACGAGAAGTAAAGGAAGGCACAAAAGATATGGATAACGCATTGCGCGAGAAGTTGCTGGAAATCTCCGGGATGGAGCTGGGCGAAAAGGTCATCGCAATCAATGAGGTCAAGGCCCTCCTGAAGGAGATCAGTCCCTTTACCGCCGAGCCGGTGGAATGTGTCCAGTGGGTCAAGGCAGATCAGGTCATCGCCAACGACTACAACCCGAACAGCGTTGCTCCTCCCGAAATGGAGCTGCTGCACGTTTCCATCCAGGAGGACGGCTACACCCAGCCGATTGTTGTATGGCAGCATGACGGCATTTATGAAGTCGTTGACGGCTTCCACCGTAACCGCGTCGGCAAGGAATACCAGGACATCGCAGACCGCATTCACGGCTACCTTCCCGTGGTCGTCATCAACAATGACCGCGAGGAAAAGGGTGACCGCATTGCTTCGACGATCCGACACAACCGCGCCCGCGGCAAGCATCGCGTCGAGGCCATGAGCGACATCGTGGTCGAGCTCAAGCGCCGGAATTGGAGCGATGCCAAGATTGCCCGCGAGCTGGGCATGGACGCGGACGAGGTGCTTCGCCTCTCGCAGATCACCGGCCTGGCTGAAATGTTCGCGGACAAGGAGTTCTCCACGGCGTGGGAGGTCGATATTTCTGACGACCTGGGAGGCGGCCTGGATGAAACGGATTTTTCATCACTATAACAAGTGGGAGGACTTCCACCACGGCATGTACGACGAGGACAGGGAGTCCCGCAATGAGCGTGTGAAGCTCGCGGCCTCCATCCTTGGTGATCCGGCCACCTGTGAGAAGGCAATGCGGATGGTGGTTGACACCTGGCCGGTGGCGACGGAGTTCAACCTTTCCAACGCCGGGATCAACCGCCGCGCGTGGCTGGGGCAAGCCTGCTGCAGCATCTACGGCGGCGTGCATGAGGACGAAACGCGGGAAGCCTGGGGGCTGCTCACCATTCCCCAGCGCACCACCGCGAACGCAATCGCAACCACCGTCATCAAAGAATGGCTGCACACACACGATACGGAACACGGGCAGCAGATTTCCATGTTCGATGAATGGAGGGCTATGTTTTGAAAACATATCTCAGCATGAATGTTTACGAGGCCGCCAAGCAGCGCATTGCCTGGACGTTTGACACGTTCGAGCGCATCTACGTCTCGTTCTCTGCCGGCAAGGATAGCACCTGTATGCTCCACATGGTGATGGACGAAGCCATCAAGCGCGGGCGCAAGGTGGGCGTGCTGCTGATTGACCTTGAGGGCCAGTACAAGAAAACCATCGACCACGCGGAGAAGTGCCGCGAAATGTACAAGGATCACTCGGAATGGTACTGGTGCTGCCTGCCGATCCATCTGCGCAACGCCGTCTCGGTGTATGAGCCTTTCCGGAAGTGCTGGGACGCTGAGGCCGAAAAGAACTGGATTCGCCCCATGCCCAAGGATTGCATTTCCGATCCGGCCTATTTCCCGTTCTTTGTGGACGGCATGGAGTTCGAGGAGTTTGTGCCGCTATTCGGTGAATGGTATTCGCAGGGCAAGAGCTGCGCGTGCTGCGTGGGCATCCGATCCGACGAAAGCCTGAACCGATACCGCACGATTGCCAACCGGTACAAAACGCCGTATGAGGGCCGGATGTGGACGACAAAGGTCACGGAGCATACATACAACGTCTATCCGATCTACGACTGGAAGACGGAGGACGACTGGATTTACCAGGGCAAGAACCCCGATAAGCCCTACAATGAGCTGTATGACTACATGCACCTGGCCGGGCTTACCATCCATCAGATGCGCATCTGCCAGCCCTACGGCGACGATCAGCGGCGCGGCCTGTGGCTGTTCCACCTGATCGAGCCCGACACCTGGGCGAAGGTAGTGGCCCGCGTCAATGGCGCGAATAGCGGTGCTATGTACATCAACGAGCGCGGCAACATCAACGGCTACAACAAGGTCTCCAGGCCGGAGGGCCACACCTGGGAGAGCTTCGCGAACCTTCTGATCAACTCCATGCCCCCGAAAACGCAGGAGCACTACAAGAACAAAATCTACAAGTTCGTCAAGTGGTGGCAGGAAAGAGGCTACCCCGACGGCATCCCCGATGAGGCCGACTACCAGCTCGAACAGAAGAAGGATGTGCCCAGCTGGCGGCGCGTGTGCAAGTGCCTGCTGCGCAATGACTACTGGTGCAAGGGCCTGTCCTTTACCCAGCAGAAATCCTCCGCCTATGAGCGTTATCTCGAAATGGTGAAGCGCAAGCGTGAAGAAGACACGAGCACGCCGAGCTTCATTTGATGAAAGGGTGAAAACCATGTTGATGCAGATTGACAAGCTGGAAGACCGGCTGGCCGTGGCGACGATCCTGGTCAAGAACGGTTACAAGGTTTGGACAGAGAAGACCAAGCTGGGCGGGAAGACCATCACCCTCCT